ATCACTAATAAGTGATTCTGCAATCTTACCCATTGGTGTGGAAAGGATCTTTGCCTTACCAATGAAGTTTGTTCCGTTCTCTTTGAGTGAAACAATTTTGTGACTGACACGATCCAGATTAACTGTTGGGCCATCAGGATGTCCAAGTTCTCCAAGTGCTCTACCTGCTTGAACATGGTTCTCACTATATCTTTGTACTTCCCTTCTCAGGGTTTCCATAGGATACATTCTTCCATTTCTATTCTTGAGATCTCCTTGAAGGAAAATACCCTCAATGAACATACTCTTTTTACCGTTCTTTTCTTCAACGATAAAATCAACTGTTTCGATTTCTTCTCTAATTAGTTTCATAGTTCTATGAGGGTAGTCCTGGGACTTGATTCCAATATAAATGTATTTATATTATTCGATCTCATCACCATCGAGATCTACATCAGAATCAAATTCCGATGTTGCTGAATCTGTATCAAAATCAATACCATCATCAAAAAGTGATGCAGCTACTTGAGGTCTGATACCTTGAATCCTTTCTGCACTCCTAGAAAAGAGTTGATCCTTAATTCCATCACTGATTTGTGAAGGTGATTCATCCTTCACAATCAAATCCATAAGTTCGTCCATATCCATAGTAAAATAGATGAATTTTATATATTTATGTGATTGCAATTTGGCTTGGATTACAAGCTATCGACTTTGAAAATCCGTATGCATCAACCCACCTGGTTCTTCCTCTAATTTCATATCCAACATCATCAGCTTGAACTGTATATGTTAGTCCGTTAGGGGCACCAAATCTCTTGAAATCAGTACCACCAATTGGGCGTCTAATCCACTCATATGCTTTAGTGAATGGACCAATACCACCTACGATTGTGCTCTCAGTTTGAGTCAGAGTTGACCCAACAGTACCAGTACCAGTCAAATCTCCTCTGACATTAATGGCCATTTGTTGAACAACAGGGCCAGTAGAAATACCAGGTGCAATTTCATATTGTCCCTCTGGTGTATTTCTATCTGACACACGGGTATTTACCCTAATGTTCATCCCAACTTCACTAGAAGTCAGAGTTCTTGTTGCACTTGTAACTTGTTCCCAACCACTAAATCCTACCCAACCACTACCATCATTACGTTGGAATTGTCCTTCATATGTGAATGGAGGTGTTCCACCACTAAAAACAGCAGCTGATGCAAAAATATCTCTACCTTCTACCAACCCATCAGGTGCATATATTGTACCTTGGGTTAGTTGTGTAATTTCTGGTTGAGAATCTACTGGATTGTTATTCTCATCCATCCTCACATATCTTGCAGTAGGAACCAATTGTCCATCTACTCCATGTCGAACAAATGAGGATACAACACCTACTTGATTATTTTCATCGTGACGAACATAGTCTGCATTGTAATTACGATATTCGATAGCAGTCCAACCAGATCCTTCAAGAGGAGATATGGCTGTTGTAAAACCAGGCTGAGGATCTGATACATTGTTGTCCTCATCATGACTCACATAATAATCAACATTCTCACCAATGTAGAATACAACCTTCTGGTCTACATTGCTGGTTCCCCTAGTGTAGTGGAGTTGCCCGTCACCTTGATAATATAAAAGACCTTGTGTTGTGGTTGGTTCTGGTGTTACAAGAACATAGGTTGCTCCAGAAGGTGGAGTTCCATTCCAATATGCAGGATTAGCAAGGAAAGCATACTCTGTAAATTGTGATGCCAAGGCAGCAGAATCACCATTTGCTGCCCAAGGTGTATTCACAAAACCTCTACCTTCCTCTGCTTGTCCCCACTGTGAATTGGAGGAGGGGACTTCTGTACGTCCTCTAAGTGCATATAAATTAGATCCAACAGTAACTTTAATTGGTGCTGGAAATGGAATTAGACCTAGTGTCGTAATTTCTGCCATCAGATTTCACCTCCTGATGGGGTTGGTTCTGGATCTTTTGGTGATGTAATATCTGCACTTGGTATCCCTTGTGTCGGTGGAGATCCACCTGCTACAGGATCTCCACCCATTCCAGGATCAAGACCTGCAAGTGCGGGATCTGGAATAGCTCCAGACTCAATCTCCTCTTCGATTAACTTATCCTGTTCTTCAATCTCAGCATCAGTCTGACGAAGGATTGTTCTTCTGACATAATCGTTGGAGTAATACTTACCAACATAAGGTTCAATTTGAGAAACCTGATTAAGTCTAGATTCCATCAACTCAGCATGCTTAAGTTCAGCGAAGTGATTGTCATATAAGAAGTCATACTGAATATGATCATTCATGTACTCCCAATCTTCAGGAACAATGATGTTCTTCAGGATAAGTTGAGTCTTCAACATATCACTGAACATTGCAGAGAATCTCTTTCTCATTCTTCCAACAAACTTGGAGAACTTGATTTCATCTCTCAAGATTTCAGAAGAACGACCCATAGAGAATCCTGTATCTCCCTGAAGTCTAGACTCAGGAACATTCAGTGATCTATAAAGTTTCTTTTGGAAGTAGTTGATATCACTAATTTCTCCAAGGTTTTGACCACCAGGTAGTGTAGTAATCTCAGTTCCTCTACCACCTTCTCTTCTAGGTAACCAGAAGTCTTCCATCATAGACATAAACTTCTTGTCATCTCTAATCTCACCAGTGTTAGCATCATAGACAAGTTTGTTTCTATAACGACTCATCACATCACGAAGATATTGTTCTGCCTTTTGCTTAGGAAGATTACCAACGTCGATGTAGAAGATTCTACGTTCTGGTGCCCTTGATAGACGATAGATAACCAAACTATCCTCAATCATCATCAACTGATTGAGAGGTTTGATTGCTTTATGTAACCAAGAAAGTGTTGATCCCTTGTTTCTATCTACTAATCCAGAAGTACAATAGGTAACAGAATCACGAGTCATCTTGATTCCTTTTGTTGCTCCACCTGTAAATGAATTTGCAATACCACCTGAATCTCTATTACCAGGAGTATAAACAAAATACTCTTCGATATCAGGGAAATCGTAGTTCTTGGGATCATCCCTATCCTTCATCTTCAGAGAATCGGTACTATTAGCACCAGTCTTTTTCAACTGACGAATGTACCTCATCTTAGCGGCATCAATATATCTCAGTTCTTGAATACCATCTTGAGGATTTTTCTGGTCAATTACTTTGTTGTAATAGAGTCCTCCATCGATATACCAGTTACGGAAGATCTCATGAGCCTTCTTGTCAAAGTCAAGAAGTTCTAAAATATACTTAAACTCTTCTCTTACTTTCTTCTTAATACCATCACTGGCATTTAGATTTGCAAGATCAATTGATACTGGACTATCATTAGTATCAGTAACGATTGCTTCATGTACAATATCTTCGATTGCACTATCACACTCTGGGTAAAGTGACATTGAACGATATCTACGAATTAGATCATTCTCTGTTTTATATACTCCTTCAATATCTACATAAGAACCAAAAAACCCCGAACTCACATAATGCTCTGATCCATCCTGATTATTAGGAGGGACCGGAGACACTATGCCGTTCGAGGCTTTGTCGGTATCTTCAATTGAGAATCCAAATAGTCTCGACATTATAAGTTAAACTAGACATCTGTCTAGTTATTTATCATCAACTGATAGCTACCTGATTGTTATCATTTGTATTGGATTCCATGGAATCACCAACAGTGAAGTACTGAACCTGGAAGGTAACAGAGAATTCTTCAATCTGATCACCATTATCATAAGAAAGTTCAATTGCACTGATCTCAGATGGGAAGATATCATAGAACTTATAAGTTCTAAGAATTGCCGACTGACCACCATCATTGGTTTGTGCAAAGGCTTGTGCACCTCTACCCAATTGTCTTACATATGCATCAGCCATATATGAAGCTGGGTTAGTAACACCAGTGGCGTCATCCAACTTCGACATAACGTTCGCCCATCTTTCGAAGGCTGTTCTCATTCTGAAGTCTTCATCATTAATGATAGAAACTGTCCATTCTGCGAAGGTTCTATCACCAGCAACCTTAAGAATTCTTCCTCTAAAAGGAACTGGAACTGCTGCTACTGAAGATGCTGGAAGTTGAGCTGCCTTACAAAGGAAACTAAAGATTCCAGATTCTTGACCATCACCAGAACCCCAAGCTTCATTAACAGCTGAAGGGAATGACGGAATAGAAACTTCAAATAGATTGGGGCGGGCCCCACCACCCGCTAGTTTTGATTTAAATTGTGAGAGTGATTTGGTGTCTGCCATTGTTTTTGTCTCCTGGTTTTATTAATTAAATGATCAAACAGTACCAACAACTTCTTCAAACGCCACACCAGTTCTGGTAGCAACGAATGTAAGAGTAATGTAGTTAATCGACTTGGTTGGCTTCAGATAAATGTCAGCTCTGAATTCATTGTTATCAATGATGTCTGGAGTGTTGTTTGTTGTGTCACAAACAACCAAGAAGTCATAAACACCTCTCTTAGCTTGAACATCTCTCAAGTAGGGTTCAACAATGTTAACAAAGTTTGCTCTTGTGATCTCATCATTTAGTTCGAACAATTGAGCGTTAGCGGCTCCTTCAAGAGCCTGTTCAACTGTGAGGAACAATCTTCTAACGTTGATTCTATCAAATGCTGAAGAGTAAGCCAATGCGGTTTTATCACCGAATAGGATAATACCAGATCCTCTCTGATTGATGATGGAGTTAACTCTAGCACCATAGAGAACATCTCTTTGTGTTTTAGATGGGTTATATGCCATCTTAATAGCGTTATTCAGAGATCCTCTCTGAAGACCTGCTGGTGAGAACCAAGGATAGGATTCAATAGAAGTTCTAACCATCAAACCTGCGATATCTGCGTTAGTTGCCAGATAACGGAACTCATTGTTGAAACGATCATAAGTGTACTTATAACCACTATCAAACACTGCGTAAGAT